TAGAGATCCAAAAGCTATCGCCCAAGCAATTATGGATGCTAAGCGAGTGTTTGATAACAATAATGTTCCGGGTGATCCTTTCGTGGTTATGCCAGTTGATATGTACTATGATATGTTTAAAGTATCTGGTTCAAGCAACTTGAATGACCTTGCTATCTTCAATAGAGATATTGGTGGTGGTGGAAGTGTTGCTACAGGACAAGTTCCAACTATTCTAGGTATGCCGATCTATGTGACTCCACACTTGGGTTACTATAGTTCAGGTAATACTTGGGTATCGAACTTGTGGTATCAAGCATCTGCAAACTCTGCACTATCAGCAGGACAGCCAATATTACACAAAGATGTGAGTGCTAATACAGATGCACCTACACCAATTGCTGCGGAATCAAACCGTGCAACTGTGTATGATATTCCGGCTGGAGCAAATGATGATGACTTTGCATCTGGTGATAACCAGTACATTTCCAATGTTGCCCTAGAGGTTCGTGCTCTGGTGATGACTGTGGATGCTGTAGCAACCGTTAAACTCATGGATATGTCTGTGGAATCTGAGTACCAGATTACACGACAGGGTACATTAATTGTATCTAAGTATGCTATGGGTCATAACGTATTGCGACCAGCATGTGCTGTTAGTTTACATGCTGTAACATAGTAGTTACAGTTTAACTCTATAGGGAGTACTTTTTAATTAAGGTACTCCCTTTTTTTTACTAAAGGATACTATGCCCGATATAGCGGTAATGACTGAGAAACAGGCAGTCAATATGATGCTTACGACTATTGGAGAAGTTCCAATTTCTAATTTAGATGACTTAGCAGGACTACAGGATGCCAGTATTGCACGGGATATACTAACAAACACTTCAAGAGCAGTTCAATCTAAAGGATGGACTTTTAATTTAGAGTTTAATGTTTCAAGAACACCTAAGAATAATGGAAAAATAGATTTAGCTACAAATATTTTACGAGTGGATTCCGTTTCTAAAGTGAGGAGTAGTACTTCAGATATAGTTGAGAGAGATAGGCACTTATATGATAGAGAAAGAAATACTTTCCAGTTTACTCTTGGAGAAGCAGTAAAGATAGATCAAGTAATATTCTTAGCATTCTCAGCCTTACCTGAAGCAGCACGGAGGTACATTGCTGTTAAATCAGCACGTATCTTCCACGATAGAGTAGTGGGGTCAGGTGAGTTACATAGGTTCTTCCAAGAAGACGAAGGACAAGCATGGTCTGACTTACTACAATATGAATCTGATACTGGTGACTACACAATATTCGATGATTACGATGTTTATAGAGTATTAAATAGAAGGTCTGGACAAACCACAACTTCAACTACCTCAATAAGTTAAACAATGGCATTAATATCAGGAACAATTCCTAGTCTAATTAATGGAGTCTCACAACAACCTGCGACACTTAGGTTACCCACACAGGGAGAGATACAGGAAAATGGATTGTCTCACATTGCCAGAGGGTTAGAGAAGAGACCATGTACAGAGCATATTACAGAAATAGCTGGTGTAACTTCTAATGATAGTAATGACGTATTCATCCACACTATTAGGAGATCAGAGGATGAAGCCTATGCTCTAATTATTAAAGGGGGAACTAGTAATAATGCAGAAGTTAAACTAATTGACATCACAGGATATGCCACAGGGAATCCGGGTGAGGAAGTATTTATAACACAGGATGACACAGATTCAAACATAACTGCATCAGCAGCTATAGACACCACAGCACGAGCATACTTAAGTAACTTTACTGCTAGTGGTACAGATATATTTAGACCTAATAAGTTATCTGCAACCACAATTGCCGACTTCACATTTATACTAAATAAAACTCAATATATAAAACAATCCTCTGTTGCATCAGTAGCAGGTGAACCTGCGGCTCCAAGAGACTACGAATCACTAGTGTATTTTAAGATAGGAGACTTCGGTGCAGACTATAAAATAGTTATAAAAGAGTTTAGAACTTTAACTGATAATGGAGAACCTGAAACAAAAACCCCCACATTAACTTTTACTGGAGCTACAACCGATGTAATTACCACAAGTGCTGATCATGGATTGGTTAATGATGATACTGTAACTCTCACAGGTGGTGATCTTCCTGCTGGATTAGCTGAAGAAACTCTTTATTATGTTCTTACAACTCCCGGCACTGATACCCTTACATTATCTACCACCAAGGACGGCACAGCAGTAGACATCACAGATACTGGAACGGGAACACATACTCTTAATAAAACAGTTATATTCACAACTGAATTTGTGTGGCAAACCCCAGATAACAAAGTAAAAAGTAGAAGTGGAGGTGAGGAGTCACCTAATAATGAGTCAATAAATAATCAACAAGCAGTTGTTGTAGGTAATATTGCATATAATATATATGATGGAGGAACTACTAAATTAACTCAATTAGTTGAGCTTGCTGTAATTGGTGGGCTAACTGATCCTAAGAATATTAGAGTTGTTGAAGCGGGTACTACTACTACATATACTGATAAAAAGGGTGTAATTGATCATGGTTCATATTCTGGTTACACAGGTGGACTAAGTGCTTTTAGTGCTGCTTCAACTAGTAAAGGACAGTACTTTACTGTTAAAGATTCTGACGGAGATGCATTAGATGGTACAGAAAGTATTATCCACATAAGTAATAGTGCATATCCATTTACAGTAGAAGTCACAGATGGTAAGGGTGATACTTACATGAGAGCACTTAATGGAAGTGATGAGGTAGCAAAATTTGGGTACTTACCGGGATCAAAGGTACCAGAAGGATTTGTTGCTAAAATATCTGGAGCCAAAGATCAGGGACAGGATGACTACTATGTACATTGGGTTAGTGGTGTGTGGAAAGAAACTGCTAGACCGAGGTATCCCGGTGGATTAGTGGCTGATCAAGGTGGAGCCGCAAGGCAAGTACTTGTTGATAAAGAAGCTCGCACAACTTTAGATAGTGCCTCTATGCCTGTTCAACTCTACAAGAATTTTGGTACAGTAAATGGAGTAGCTGATTCAATTTATTTCACTCTCAAACCGATTACTTGGTCTAAGAGAACAGTTGGAGACTCAGGTACCAATCCCTTTCCCTCCTTTAGTAATTATGTAGGAAGTACAGATGCTACTGATGCCTTATATGTAATCAATGATATATTCTTTCATAGAAATCGGTTAGGTTTTGTATCAGATGAGAATGTTATATTATCTGAAGCGGGAGAATATTTTAATTTCTTCCATACCACAGTACTGTCTGTTTTAGATACAGCAGTTATTGATGTAGCAGTTAGTAATAACCAAGTAGCTATACTTAAATCTGCTATACCTTTTCAGGAAAACCTCGTATTGTTCTCAGATCTCCAGCAGTTCAAACTAACTTCTGACCAGTTCCTTACCCCTACCTCAGTAACTGTTGACGTTGCTACGAACTTTGAGACCTCCACAGACGCAAAGCCTGTTCCGGCTGGTAAAACAATATTCTTTCCATTCCAACGTGGAGCATACTCAGGTATCCGAGAGTACTTCATTGATATTGCATCTGAGACTAATGATGCCAATGAAGTTTCTGCTCATGTTCCTGAGTACATAGAAGGTACTGTTAAGAAAATGGCGGTGTCCTCTAATGAAGAAGTTTTACTAGTGCTGTCTGACTCTAACAGAAAAGAACTTACTGTCTACAAGTACTACTATAATGATAAAGAGAAGTTACAGTCTGCATGGTCTAAATGGAAATTTGATGCCGAGATAATAGATGTGGAGTTCATTGGTTCAGTTGCCTTTATCTTGTTTAGACGAGGTAATGGGTCGAATGATGAGGTGTACTTAGAAAAACTTAACTTGTCTGTTGATAGTGCAAGTGCAATATTAGATGATAAAATTGGAGTTAGGTTAGATAGAAGAGTTAAACTAACTAGTGAAGATTTACTTGTTGATTCTACTCCAACCCCCTCTGCGGCATGGGAATTTAGTGAGACATACGCAAATGTTGTACAAACATCCACAAGTGGTTCTGGAACAGGGAGAAAGTTTTCAATAACAACGGACTCTGCTGGTAATCCGACTGTAATCACTACAACACTTGGTACAGGTTATAAGGCTGGTGAAACAATTGTTCTAACTGAGCCAGAGGATACTCCAACTGTGACAGT